GATGATGATGAAGTGCTGCAAAGCACGAATGGCCTCCTCCGCAATGGCCTGCTGCTCTGCACCATCCATGTCATCAATTGAGTTGTCCGGCTGCACATCAATGTTGATGCCAAAGCTGGACAAGTTGACTTCTAAAACTATTTTCATTTCACACTCCCAAAAAATGCGGCCACAAGCGGGTCACGTTTAACCACACGCCTTTGCTGTCTGCGCCTGGCGTCAAGAAAATCCTTGTCATCGGCGGTCATCTTGGTCCTGAACTGATGGACCCGCTGCGTGCTGGTGCGACCAGTAGGCAGGGGGCAGTCAACGTCATCACCCTGCCCCATCCTGTACTGAGGCCGCCAGCGGTAACTGTCGCCAGCCCTAGCCCACCCGGCAATATGCACCAGCCCCTGATCGTGCATCTCTTGCAGCACTCGCTGCGCGGCACGCCTGTCGCAGTGGATGATGGTCATCAACTCGCGGTCACATCTGGCCACACCATCGGCCAAGGCAATCATCAGGCTTGGCCTAATGCGTGGTTTTAGTCCTCGCATTTTTCATCCTCATCCAGTTTGACTTTCCACAGCGCCAACTCCCTGCGCCTGACACGCTCCAGCATGGTCCGAGCCACATAGGCACGGGTGCGCAGGTCTTGCGGGATGGCGTGGCCACTGCTATCGGGATTAAGAAGATCATTCAGCAGGTCGATGGCTGCATCCAGTGCGGGTGTGAGGCTCATTTGAGGTCACCAACGTCTTTTCTATACACATGGCCGTAATGCATCAGGCTTGGCAATTTGAAGGCATCCATGGCCCCAGGGCGGCCCGTGTAGGGCAGCAACTCTTTGCCATCGTATGTGCCCTTCATCTTGTCGATCATGTTGGCAGGGGTCTTAATAGATTGGTCGGCCATTTTTGAGACATCCTATTTGGTATTGCAAATTCTGGACCTTGCGCCAGGCTTGGTCACGGGACTGAAGGTCGCTGGGGCAATTACGCACCTTGTGTGCTGGTGGTTCTGAGGCCAGCGCCTTGTCCAGCGCGTGCTGAAGCTGCGCCTCCAGAAAGGGCAGGTCATCCATGGTCATGTCTTTGACTCTCATTTGCGGCATCCCTTTAGGCAGGCTGGTGAATGTTTGGACTGGCACACGCCAAGGATTTGGCAGCGTGTCAGCGGCTTTGGTTTGATCCAGATGGTTTTCATGTTGTCTCCAGCCAAACATGGCAAGCGTGGTGCAATGTGGATTCGGTGTGGCCATCGGTGGAAGTGATGTACGGGTCATCACGCACCACCACATGGCGGGTGCCGCTGGGGCTGTGGCGTTCGCGCCGAATAAATCGGTACTTCACACCAGTGCGCAGCAGTGTGAACCGCTGGCCGGGTTGCAATTGGCGCACATACCTTTTCACTTTTCACCCCTGATGTCTTGCAGCGTTTTGCTGGCATAGAGGTAATAGTTGTGATTGTCCTGGCAGGCGTGAAGCCCTTCCAGCACATCCCGGCAAGCCTGCAATTCCCGTTTGGCCAGCAGGTCCGCAAACCGCTGCAAAGCCTTGGGGTGCTCCAGGTGGCACGCTGGCAGATTGGCGTCTCTGGCTAGGTCCATGATCGTCTTCATGCCGACCACCCGTAGAACAGGGCAGCGGCCAAGCCGATGCCGATGACCAGTGCGGTGATCAGGTCCAACGCCGCCTCGGCGCGTGCGTGCAGCTTGGCTGCGCGGACTTGGTAGTGCTGGTGATATTTGTGGTGTTTCATGGGGTTCTCCTGATGAGGGGCCGAAGCCCCGTGGGTGTTAGACGAAATCGAAGCTGTACTCTGCGCCAGGAGTAACGACCACGCCCATGCCACTGCACTCAAAGGCCGTTTGAATTTTGGATGCTTCACGTGGCGTGCAGCCAGCGACAAACAGGGTGCCATTAAAGTATTCGGCGCTGGCCATTGGGGCTGATTGCTTGGCCACTTCCAGTGTGTAAATGCCAAACTGTTCGCTGTTCATTGTGTAGGTGTTCATGTCGTTTACTCCGTTTTCATCGTTACCCAGAACAACTATTTGTGCTGGTGAAACGTATTATGGACTAAATAAACAGGCCATGCAACACCCCTACAAAACAGTCAACTATTAACAAAGAACACAAGTAAAATGCGGCCATGAACTCCATCCACGACATCCGAGACATGGCCCGTCTGCACAAGATTCAGATGAAGCAGGTCTGCGCCCTGGCCCAAATACAACAGCCCCAGGTCAGCAGATGGCTGTCTGGGGCTGTTGATCCTCTGTGGTGCTCAGTCAATCAGATGGAGGCGGCTCTGTTTGCGCTGATAGAACAACAGGGACAGCAAGCCCCTGCCGCAGCAGATGCCGCAGCAGCGCAGCCTTAGACATTCCCAAGGCGTGCGCTGTGGCCTCCAGCTTGTCGAACAGGTCACGCTCGACATGGGCCGCAATGAAGACCTTACCAGTCATCGCCACCAGCCTCGGCAGGCGCAGCAGCCGGTGCTGACCCACGGGTGATGCCAAAGTCAGCCGCAGCCGATGGCTTTGCGCCACCCAAAGGCTCACCCTTGCGCATCAGCAAGAGGTTGTTCAGGCCAAACGACACGCCATTGTTGCCAGCCTGGCTGTACGCATACGCATTCAGGCTGGCGCGGATGTAATCGCCAGACACGATGTCATCAGATCCGATCAGGTCGTTGCCATGCGTGTCGATCGCGCCAGGCTTACTGGTGGACTTCACGTTGCAAAAGAAATGGCCTGCGTATTCCTTGCCCAATGGGCTGCCATCTGTCTTGGTTTCGGTGTCGCCATCACGCAAGGGGTTGCGCACGTTCTTGGGGATCTTGTCCCCGAACTTGCTGGCCAATGCTACCTTGGCCGCTGCCTTCAGTGCTGTCAGCGTGTCCTTGTCGGTCTTGGGAATCAGAATCTGGGTGCTGAATTCGTCCTTGCCATTCATCTCATTCTTGCGTGCCTGCAAGGCCGAAAAATACGAGGTGCGCACCTCGCCAGTTGTCACTCTAGTGGTCATGATCGTTTCCTTTGGGTTGATCGTTTAACAGGTTTACAGCCCCATCAAAGTGATGAAGCAATTGCACTTTAGCACAAAAAAAGTGCTTGTTTAAAAGATTTTTACACTGCACAATCGGGACTCTTTCAACCGCTAAACCGAGGAAACCGATGAACCTGTACCCGCATCAAGACGAGGCCAAGCAGTTCTTGCTGGACCACAAGAGGGCCATCCTGGCCGACCAGCCGCGGGTTGGTAAAACCCTACCAACCGCAGCAGCAGCCCTCGAACACCTACCCGCCCTGATCGTCTGCCCAGCCATCGCCAAGACCGTGTGGGAGGCCGCATTCTGCAAGCTGTCCAACGCCAGTGTGCGGGTAATCAATGGCAAGAATGACGCCATGAAGACCACCAACCATCAGGTGGTCATCATTAACTATGACCTGCTCCAATACTTCAACAATGCTGGCTACAAAACGCTGGTGCTGGACGAGTGCCATCGCATCAAGAACCCTTTGGCAAAACGCACCGCATCAGCATCCCTGCTGATGAAGCAGGTCGAGCGTGTGTATGCCCTCAGTGGGACACCAATACCCAACAGGCCCGTGGAACTCTGGCCCATCTTGCATGGCCTTGGCATCTACCGTGGCGGCTGGTACGACTTTGCTGCCCGGTACGCCAAGATGTGGAAAGCCCCTTGGGGATTAGATGTCTCAGGCTCCAGCAACATCCCTGAACTCAAGGCCATGATGAAGCCCCATGTCATGCGCCGAAAGAAAGAGGATGTGTTCAAGGACTACCAAGCCCCGCAGGTGTCTCTGATCACGTTTGATCTGCCTACAAATAAGCGCGAACAAGAGTTTGATGCCGATGCCTTAGTGGCCAACCCCAATGCCCTGCTGGCGTTTGAGGGTTTGGCCGAGATCATGCGCGAAGCCGGGATGCGCAAGGTCGGCATGGCCGCCGAATTCATCGATGACCTGCTGAACTCTGGTGAGCCTGTCGTGGTCTTTGCGCACCACAAAGATGTGGTGGCCGAACTGGTCAAAGAACTCAAAGCCCACAAGCCAGTGACAGTGGTGGGCGACACGCCAAGGGCACAGCGTGACAAGGCCATCGAAGCCTTCCAAGCTGGCAAGACCAAGTGCATCATCGGCAACATTGCGGCCATGTCCGAGGGTGTGGACCTATCGGCTGCCGACACCATTGTCTTTGTCGAATGCACCTGGTCCACCAGTGCGCTGGAGCAGGCATCTAGCCGGGTGGAGAACATCGCCAAGAGCAGCGTCAAGCCGCTGATCTACATCCTGACAATCAGGGCATCGCTCGACCACGCCGTGCTGGCCAAGATACTGGCCAAGCAAAACATCATCAACCAGATTATTTGAGGACCACCATGCAACACACTGAACGCAAACACGCACGCCTGTCAGCATCCCGCACCGAGCGATTCATGCAATGCCCAGGCTCTGTTCGCCTTGAATCACAGATGCCTGATGAGCCAGCAGGTGAGGCCGCAGCCATCGGCACGGCCATTCATGAGTTGTCAGAAAAGCTGCTGCGGGGTGAGGCGGTCAACCCCAACGATCACCCAGACGATCACTTCAACATGGCCATGGAGTACGTTGAATTCATCAACAAGCTGGTCGAGCAGCCCCGCAAACGCATGATTGAGGTCAACGTGGATGCAGGTCTGAAGTCCCTGCACCATGCCCTTGGCGGCACTGCTGACGCTGTGCTGGTGGATGGCAACCACCTTCATATCGTGGATTTGAAAACTGGAAGGGTCTTGGTCGAGGCCGAGAACAATAAGCAACTGATGACCTATGCCCTTGGCGTGATGCGGCAGTTCAACGCGCCCATCAACATCACCTGCACTATGCACATCTTCCAGCCCCGTGCTGGCCACTCCAAGTGGACCATCAGTGGCGCTGATCTGGTCAACCATGGTCACGACTTGGTTCATGCAGCCAACCTGGCCCTGTCCCCAGACGCCCCTACCAACCCAAGCCCCGATGCCTGCAAGTATTGCCGAGCCAAGACCATCTGCCCGTCCATGCGCCAGAAGGTCCAAGACAACGCACGCAAGGATTTCGCAACCAACACCAAGATCACCCCCGAGATGCTGGATCTGGCGCACCTCGCTGCCGACTGGTCAGAGGCGGTCATCACGGCTGCCAAGAAGCAATTAACAGACGGTGAAACAATCAGTGGCTGGAATCTCAAGCCAGGCCGCAAGACCCGGTTTTGGAAGTCAGAGGAATTGGCCGCAGCCGCCCTAAAGGACCACCCCAAGGCATTTAGCCTGAAGTCGCCAGCCGCCATTGCTGACCTGAACATCGAAGTGTCCGAAGACCTGATCGGCATTAAGCAGGCTGCGGCATCACTGG